TTCTCCAATCTACCTTTTGGATCTTCAAAGTAGTCTGTACCAAGATCTTTTGTCAGTCCAACACTTACTGCATCTTTAACCATATCCTCCACTGGAGCATAGTCACCTTTTTCTAGCAAGTCAGCTGACTGTAATATTGCACGTTCTAGTGCTTTGTGTCTTGAAAACGTTTCAAATTCATCTAGTAACCAATTGAAATGACTTGGATCTAAATCTTTAGCTGTTTTAAATTTTATATCATGTTTAGCGTTTACTTGATCTACATCAGGCATTACTTTGTATTCTTCCATGTAGTCTTTTATAAATTTTGCAATTGGTTGCAATTTACGATCAAAACTATTTGGATTGAATATATTTTGTGCTCTCGCAAACGATTCAGCGTCTGCAAGTAGCATTTCTAAATATAACTTTTGTACATCAAAACTATAATCAGCCATACATCTTTCTTTTTAAATCAATTTTTAGTTTACTTGTTTCTGTGCTTTGTAATATTGATTGCATTGTAAATAGTCTGCCATATTTTAACACGGCATCGGCCACATCTTCAACCGAATCATGCCATTCTGGAAATGCAACACTCCAGCCAAACTCAATTGCTTGATTCACCAATTTTTCTCCTGGCCTATCTCGATCCGGCACTACAATAATTTGTCTATTCAATCCTTCAATTAATTCTCGCTGTACATCATTTATCTCCGAACCAAGTATGCTTACACCAGAAATGGTAATTGCATCAAATGGACCTTCAGTTACAATTACAAACTTCCTTGTCCAATCTTGTGCGTCCATATTGAATACGTAACCTGGTTGTACATCTGTAAAGTATTTTACCTTATCAGACTTTTCAAACATTCTACCTGTGCATCCTACAATATCACCTCTCCAGTAAAATGGAATTAAGACTCGCTTGTTTGTGTCCCAGTACGCACTGTCACTGTACATGAAGTCGTACCAATCAGGACCAATGCCTCTGCTAGTCAAATATGTTATTAGATTATCAATATTATTTTTTTCAATTGTAGATAGTGAATTATATTTTTCTAACCAATTTTCCAATTTATTACTTCCTTTTGGCAATTCAGTTTTGTTAAATTTTATAAATTTTTTCTTTTCAAATTTTGTATCTGATTCCTCATGACGCATTGCTTCAATGGCTAATTTTTTTACGGTGTCATCTGGAATACCAATGTAGCTCATAAACGTCCTCATCTTCTGATTCAGTTTGCGTCCTATCACATAATTTGCTTTATATCCACAGTTGAAACAATGATATGAGATTGTTCCGTCAGCACTTGTCATTATGCCACCACGTTTCTTTTTGTCTTGTGTTTCACCATTGTGTACACAGCAAGGAGCGTTAAATGATATCCAACCAGAAGGCGTCTTCTTTTTGTTCGCAGGCAAAGCCGTCAGAATTGTGTTCTGGATCAGGTTCATACTCTATAGTTTACGCTCTATAAAGTACTTTGTCAATCTTTCCTGTGGTTGAATCGGGGTTGTTACCCCAAACAAATCTTACATTTTGGTAAACACCGGTAAATGTAAAATAATCTAGTGTTGAACTTGCGGTGAAACTAATAGTGCCACCCGACTGTCCGTCAACGGTAATATCAAAAAAATCTGTATCATCTGGTGACGAAGCCATTGTACCCTGTACTCTAAAAGATCCTGTGAAGGTTGTTTTGTATACTGCAATTGTGTGCAAGGCTTGATTATTGTTTATGCCTGGTCTAGCATCTATAGCACCTGACTTTCTTGCTAATGGTCCACCAGTTGAAAATGTTGAAATGCTTGTGCTTGGAACAAATTCTGGATATGCTCCATCGAGTAGTTCAATTGTGCCTGCGGCCGCATAGCCAGTGTCAGAATAAGTAACTTCACGACTATTATCCGACTTCACTTCTCGCACTGCAAAGTTGTAGAACTTAGCGTCTAATTCTAGTAGATCGCCTTCTGTGATAGTACAGCTGGCGTCACCTTTGGTGCTTACAGTAGATCCGTCGTCTAATATAGTAAGAGTTTTGGTCAAAACGGACTTTTTGGAGTCCGTATCGATCATATTGAATTCATATGTTTTAGATACTATATCCTGGGCCTTTTGATCCTCATTTTTAAATGTAAAATTTAACGGATTATTGACCCCTCTATGTAGCGTGATACGTCTATTATACACGTTAGAATTCCTTCCATGATAACCACTTACATAAGCAATTACCAATTGATTTAGTAAATACCTTGATACTGTTTGCATAATACATATTTAACAGTATTTATAGATAGAGCATGAACGAAATTTTTAAAACATTAAGGGATAAATTTCCATTTCTTAGCCTTATTCGTAAGGGGGATCTAGAATATGTTGGAATAGTACAAAACCAAGATATAAATGTCATTAGTTTTTACGATTATGGTAGATTATTTTCACCAAAAGATAAAATGTATTTTTTAAAATGCGGGGAAATTTGGTGGCACGAATCCAATAGAAAATTACCAATTAATATATTCTTGAAAGGTGATTTTAGATATTTCCGTTCAACTTTAGTCACGCTTAATTCAAAGGATATTGAAATAGTTGAAGGCCCGACAGTGAAGCTTTCGGAAATTTCCAAAAAACGTGTTAAACGTAAAACAATTCAATTAGTACGAAAACCTACCTAATTTTTTTCTTCTCAATCAATTTTGAAAAGTACACAGTCAGATAATTGTTTTTGAGATAGTGTGATTTTGGTTTTGTTTGCTTTTTACGTTTCTTTGATATCTTTTTGATCTTTTGATTGTGCATCAAAACTATATTTACCACTGTGCATTAAATTCATCTGCACAACAATTGCGTGTGCGTATGCAATGGCGTGTGACTTTTTAAAAAAATAACTGCCATCTTTTGGTTTCTTCCAAACGTGTTCATTGATATCATCCCAATTCTGTTTCATAAGATATCTTTTAGCAGGACGTATTATCGCTAGCACAGCCGCTAGTTGTTCTATACTTTTTGGTTGCAGTGTAGAGACTATGTTGTAGTGCCCGTGCAAATGAAATAGTTGGTCCACTATTGTTTGATCCTTTAACATGTCCCAATCAGGTTCTTGAATCATTAACTCGACAAGTTCCTGCTCTGATTTGACGTGCTTGTAAATGTTTACATTTAACATATCAATTTTGAAATATCCTCTGTCTTCTGCAACTTTGTAATCTAAGGATGAATGACCTGTAACTGGATGTTCTGGTACAGCATGGAAATACACACCTGTCTTATGTTTTTCAGTTTTATTTTCTTTTACTATAGAAGCAGGTGTGTGTTTAAATAATTTTAAAACTCCATCTCTGTCAAAAAAATCTATATCAACATCAGGCATTAGTGTAAACTACCCTTTCTTTGTTTTTCATGGAATTCAACAAATTCTTTTTTACTACCTGGTTTGAGTATATCTATGATATCAAGTATTTTTTTATAGCCACTACTGTTTTGCACCTTGCTGTCCATTTCAGGCATGCAAACTTTTCCAACATCTCCGTCAGCTTTTATATGAATAATAAAGTCTCCTTCTTCTAAATCAAATTCTAATTCGTCGTTACTTTCAACACGTATTCTACTCAATTTTTGCCTCCTTAGCTGTTTCCATCACAAACAAATGATCTGCTGGATAACTTTTAAACTTGTTGGCCCAATACTCAGGACTAATAAATCTATGAGTCATTTGTAATTGTTCGTCACTAAATGATTTTAACATTTTTTTTCCTGCTGGACAACCTAGCAATAGCCATGGTGATATTTTTCCCTGTTGTATGTGTTGCACTGCTCTGTTAGTGTTTACAAGTCTAAAGTAGTCTGACCATTGTGCTTTTTGTTCAGCGGCCCAATCCATCATTGTTGCTATACTTCTTTGTAGTGCAGACTCTACGGGCTCTACTTTCAATGTGTCAATCAGATACGATTCATACAAACTGTCTCTGGCCCAATGATCCAGTTTAATTTTTGATAGAATGACATAGTCAATATATTTTTCTGGATATAACGGATTGACATGCATCATAAATCTTCCAAATTTTACAAAAGCATTGTAATACGCACTCTTACAAAAGTCGTCATATGTTTTTTCTTTTGTGCTGTTTTGATGTATTTGATAGAATCTTTGAAAAACTAGAAAGGCATTTTGTACCCATTTTTCATTCTTTTGCAAATGCCTACGTTTTGGCTCGCACATATGGACTTGTAATGTTCTTTCACGTGTAAAAGTCTTACCGCAAAATGGACATTTATTTAGAGTCAACACCATGCAACTCCAATAACTCTTCCAGTTCTTTATCAGTGATTACTTTGTCCAAAGTTTCAAGATCTGATTCTTTCATATTTGGATACAATTGTTGTAGTTGTTTCAAACTTTTGTTTGGCACTCTTTTCATTGGCTTAATCCACGGATGAAACTGCGGTTTAAGTGCACCACACATACTTGTTAATATCCAACACAATTTCTTATGTTTGCTTGATAACACAAATAAATTTTTATTAACACATTCGTTAACCATTTCAACATAGTGTTCTACATAAAATTTATCTTTTGAGGATACACTAGATGCATATCTCATCAACATGTAAGGTGAATATAAACTTTTTTCATGATTATCAATTCTGTCATAGTAGTCTTTGTTTCGAAAGTCAACTGCTTTGAGACCATTTCTAAGTTCAAAAAATTTTCTTTTTTTATCTACCATACAGATCCGTAATCTATTTGTTCACACTGTCTTGATATATCTTTTACAAAATATGCACATACAGGCTTAGGACCATCAGTCAAAGGAACTGCTAACATCTGTCCTGACTTTATTTTTGGGAAGTACCATTTAACCTCAGTGTATATGTCGACTATATCTATTGGAAAAAAGTCTGGCTTGCTACTGCTTAAAGGATTAAAAGTAAAAGCATCAAATCCTCTGTCATTTAAACTAGTGATTGGTAACACATGCATTTCAGGTTGTCCTTGTTCGCCAATAAGCATCTTCCAATCTAATGGCATTTTCACTTTGTACTTTCCAATTTCTAACACAGCCGCTGGCGCATTAAAGCTTTCTAAAAAAATTAAAGGAATGTAAAAGAAGTCTGGATTTTCAGGGTCAGAATTATCTAAGACAGCAAATCTTAGTTTCTCATCGACCCACTCTGGAATCTTTTCTAGAGCGTATGTTCTATCATCAAGTGTTAGTATTTTCATATAAATCTGTGTCTATCTTTTCTATATTATACGGATAATTGGCCTCTTTGTAAAACTTTTTTCTTTGTGTGAGATGTCTTCTTGCAAATTTACAAGCACTAGTAATATCCCATATGCTGACTGAATCTTTGTCTTCGGCCTTACGTATCCCTCTACCAATTGATTGTATAACTCGCACAAAGCTTTTTCCTGGCTCTATAAGAACCAAATTGAAAATACGAGGAATATTAATACCAACAGCGGCCACTCCATATGTGGCGATAATAACTTTAGTTTGAGCAACAGATACTTCATCATAATGTTCTTTCCTTTCCATATTTTTTGTTGCACCTCTTATGAATACACTGTCTTTAATTTTTTTTTCTAAGATTTCTCCTGCTGATATTCTATCAACAAGTATCAGTGTGTTTCCCGATGTGCTAATGTCGTTAATTGTTTGTGCTACCCAACTCATGCGTTTTGGATCGGTCGTTAGCCACTTTAATTCTTCTGCATAACTTCTAAATTCTAATATGTCGTTGGTCTGTAAAACATTGACATGGCAGTTTGCTAACACACCTTTGTCTTGTAATTCTTTTGCTGGTATTTTATTTGTTACTTCGCCTATTGAAACTTTTATCCCCATGTATTCATATTCTTGTTTTGGTACTGTACCTGTTAGGCCCCATCTGATTTGACAATTGCTAAATGGTCCTGTCAGCATTCTTTTCAATACATCTGCTTTTGCCATATGGACCTCGTCTACTATGACTGTATTGATACCGTCAATAAATTCTTTAAACTCTGTTGAATGTTCGTCTTTGCTTTTTTTCTCTAAAACGTTTAGTGATTGCCATGTTGCTATTGTGTTATATCGTCCTACTTCTTTACGATCTCCATAATATACTCCTGTGTCTAAGTTACAAGTTACAAAATCTTCTTCTGTTTGTGTAACTAGACTTTTGTTAGGAACTATGGTGAGTGTGCGTCCATATGGTTCGACCAACTGGCACAGTGCCGCAGTTATAATGGTCTTACCTGCGCCAGTGGCGATCTCTTGTATGCTTTGCGGATTTTCAATAAATTTGTTTATTGTTTCCACTTGATAGTCTCGTAATTCTATAGGCTGTCCAGCACTAGGATGATTTTTTGGCCACAAAATATTTGACAAATAATTCTTGTCTATTTTTGTAAATTCTAAATCTTGTTTTGGTCTTTGATCAACAAGTTCTACATACACTCCACCATCTTCAAGTATTGGTAATATTTGGTCAACTAGATACAAATATGTTGTGCCACCAAGTCCAAAGAAAGCTATTTTGCCGTCCCACCTTCCTAATTTTACTGCTGGTAGATGATATGCATATGGAATTTGGTATTTAAATTTTTGATGTAATCGTTGGCGCCATTTGAGATCTAAGTTCTCAAATTTTACATTCACTTGATCTTTAATTACTAATTTACAACTACTCATAGTTTTACTATAACTTTATCTAACCAATCATAATTTGAAGGTTGATGATCATTATAATACAACTTTTTTGGAAGATTATCAAGTAGTCTTTTTAGATTCTCAGTGCCACTTGTATAATAACCGCCTCCTAGGGCAGTCAGTGATGCTTTTGGTTTGATTTTTGACTTTATTAATGATCTTGGAATACGATTACGTGCAAAAATAACTTTGGTATCTTTGTCAATGTATTTGAATTGTTTGCTTAGTTGGCTTATATCAAACCAATCCTGAAAGTCATCTTCTGGTAACATGTGCCTAGCTGGTTCAGATATATCGAATCCAAAACTTAAATTTTTTGTTGCACTTATTCCATGTCGTTCAAAGCACTGTAACCATTCAATCCATTCTAACGCATCTTCTCTTGTTTGTATATCGCCAGACACTGGCATAATTATAGGCCAACAGTTTAACTCATCCAGACCACTCACAACTTGATCTTTGCCATAGGTTTTTGAATCTATCCATAATTTTCTATGATTGGAGTGTGCCAATTTTTTTCCTACTTGCGTAATAGCTTTAACTTGTATACCTGTTGTGCTTAGTCCAAAGTTTTTCAGTGAATCTACTTGTTCTAATAATGGTAAATGTTTTATGTGCTCTTCCCAGTAATCAACTAAACTTTCTGATGCATGATGCAATTTAATTTTATTATCTTCTAAAGTAGCTATTGCGTGTCGATAATATTTTTTCTCACGTCTTATTGCTTCAAAATCATCTAGTAAAGTTTCGTCAACAAATTTGAAATTATACCGTATAGCTATCATTGTTAGATAGTAAGCAGTTACATCTGAATGTAAAAAAATCCATTTCTTTTGATCACCGTCGTAGTGTGAACAGCCTGCAGGTAATCCTTTCATGTCCTTGAGGATTCTTATCAAGCCAATAACTTTTTTATCGTATGGAAATCTTATTTCTATTTTTTCAACTTCATCTGTGTCTGTGAATTTTTCAATACTTTTTTGGTAATTTAAAACTCTAAACGGAGCATCAAATTTTGGATTATCTAGTAAGGATTTAATATCCATGTTGTATGCCTGAAATTTTGTTAGATATCTTTTAAGTATCACCACGGCAAGTTTCGCCTGTTTTTCAGTCCATGCATATTGGGAATCTGCTAATGACTGACAAGTTTTAAAGTCCTTAGGATGTGGACTAATCGTAGCATTTGGTGTTTTAGGGCCATTAGACCAAAAATAATCATTATATGCTAATATTTTAAGGGCTTCGTTAATAGTTTTTGGTATATCGGCTTGCATTTTGCTCCACTGATTTTTGATAATTACTAGTATATTATAGCATAAACGGTAAAATTGTCAACTATGGAAAAGCGTACAAAAAACACACGTAAATCATACAAAAGACAGCTGAAGAATAAGCTGTCGGAAACAGCAGATCTTACGTTCTACAAACCAACAAATGCCATTGCGGTATATTGGTTTAGAAGGCTTAATCATCTTTTATTCAATGGTAAATTAGGACGTGTTCATATAGAAGTAAAGAGATTACATCATGATTGGGGTAGATGTGTGGCTGTATGGGATAATAGGAAAACGCCAAAAGGCAAGTTCAACCAAAAGTTAATTCCTTATCATATTCCTGTTGATTATTTTTTACAACTGCATGTCAAATTTGATAGTTGGAAAGATTTTATTGAAACGCTAGCACATGAAATGGTACATCTATATCAGATGACAATAATGAAAGACCCTTATTCTAACCACAACAAAAACTTTTACGCATTCTCACAAAAATTTATTGATGCTGGTTTAAAATTGCGTCGCTAAATTCTTTATAACTTATAATTTTACTATTTTTTAGATCAGTGCCTGTCTGCAGGTGGTTCAGATATTCAGGTGGGTTGTCATGCACTATAGTGAAATTACAATATGGTCTCATCTTCAAATAGTCCCTAAACCATTTTAACCATCCCTCAAAAATTGTATCACTATGACGCTCACCATAATGATCAGTATCTTGATACATGTTATTCATTTGTCCTTGGCCGTATTCTCTAAAGTCGAAACCAATCAAATATAAGTTTTTATGGCCATGCACACACGCTGTTGATATTGCTTGATTGCCACTTATAGTATGTGTATTCCATGGTATTAGATGTAGTAAATTTTCAGCATAAGGTCTATTGACGTGCAATGAAGGAGCATAGTGAATAGTCTTTTTCATTACACTATCTTTACACATTGTTTCGGTCATCTGGGTGTCAACACTAAAAATAAAGTCAGGCATAAAATCTCTATAGATTGCATTACAGCCATATGTTTGTCCAGAAGCTTTCAACGTAGACAGATCAAAGTTCTGTCGAGAAGGACCGTTACCAATAATATATGCGTTACCTTTTGGCTCGGCTTTTACTCTATCTTCGTGAAACTTTTTTTCAAATATTTTTTTTCCATCTCTTATGATTGTTCTAAAAATTATTTCTTCACCTTCATATTTTTTCCATACAATAGGTTCAATTTGATTTTTACCAAATATTGTTTTAGACATACTTTTCCAATAATCTTTTTTTAATTCTTTGCCATGGTATGCCTTGTTCTATTTCATCAGCAAACCATTCTGTATATGCTAACTTATTTGCCCATGTTTGTCTATCTGGCATTTTGGGTTTGGATAAACTTTCATATGTTGAATTTGCTACATCATAACATAAACTTGCTTCACTAACAAATACTGGAATTCCATTAAACACAGACTGCATCGCAGGATTACTACTGTGATTTACAAGAGCCCAAGCATTTTCAAATTGGCTATTTAGATCTGTATCATCATAAGTTTTTGGATTTCTTTTAGGGCCAACTATGGAAACATTTTCAAATTCTGCGATATTGATTGTGACATGATTTCTTGGGTGCGGTCGGACGACAATTGGCTTGTCACTGAACTTTCGTATGCTTTTTATTTCGTTGCTAAACCATTGTATCATAGGAAGATTGTTACGCCATTGATGGCTATTGCCATGTTGTCCACAAATTATAATATTGTCACCTGTTTGTTTCCATGGTTTCAATTGTATGTTAAACTTGGGCCATCGTTTATCATCAAAATTGTGATTAGCAAAGTCAGCCTCTCTGTTGATACCATTGATTGCAATTTTAAACGTTTCATTTCTCTTTATCCCGCCTACTTCAATAACAACTACGGGCTTGCCTTTTCTTTGATATTCATTCCATATTGATCTATAGGCACTCATGCGTCCGGACCATAGAACTGACCAAATTACTGCAACATCAGCGTTTGTTTTTTGATTTATAAAAACTTCTTCGCCTGCATTTTTTAAACTAGTAATAAATTTATCAAAAATATCTTTACTATTTAAAGGGCCATGTTTTGGCCAAATTTCAATCTTCATTTAATGTCTTTTTTAGCATCAAAAGATACACCGGCAAATGGATCGTAATTTTCTACGTTTTTCCAATATTCTTCATTACGTAATCCTTTTATATCGCTTGCTGAACTTTTACCTTTGGCTTTACGTTTGCCTTTCATGTGATCAACATAAGCACCTAACACACTATTGATAAAAATATGATGACCTTTTGCTCCGGCCCCTTTGCCTATATCAACACCATGCTCTGGCGCAGTTCTTTTGAGGACCTGCCAAAATACATAGCTGTCATGCCATTCTAGTTCGTTAAAAATTGTATCATTTTTGTACATATCTGTCCATGTATTCATGAAGCGATTAATCAAAGCATGTCGTCTGTTATAACATACCCAACCACATTCTGGATATTTTTCTCCTCTTCCAAGATAGTTTACAAGTTTATCAAATGGCAATAAATTTGTGACAAAATCTTTTGGTATATTCCTAAATGTATAAGTGTCTGCGTCTAACCACAGGACATAGTCAACGTCAATATTTTTGATAGCATGATCTACAGCAAAAGTTTTGTGTGCAAATCTTACAGCGTCCCATAGATAACTGCCCTTACCTTTGTCATTTGCTCCTGCGTTTGGATTTCGTCTTACTCCTCCATCAATTTCTTGAAGCTCACCATTTGCCACAGGGTCATTTTTATGCCTTTCTTTAAATGCTTTTAAGTCTGGATTTACTTGTTCCGTGTTAATATATTCTATTTTTTTATGCTGTAAATCAGGCTTGGTTCCTTCGTAGTATGCGGTTATTTTTACATCATCTGGCCAATAATCTATATGACTTTGTAACATTCTTTTTGCATAGACGTCCCATCTATTTTCAGGAAAAGTTGTGATTACTTGTAAGGTTGTCATAAAATTATTTAATAGTTTTGTATATCGAAGGCTTCAAACCAGGTTGCCCACATCATCTCCATTGATAACCATTTGCCAGTTTTTTGTGTAATTTTTTGTGAAGTATCTAATTTACGTTTCATTTTAGTTTCATAAAGATCAAGTAGGCTTTTATTTTGTTTTATCCAATACGCCATTGGCGCTGTCCATCCTGTTTTGCCTTTATTAGTAATATAAGTTGGTAAAATATTTTTGTATGCATCTCTGCTCATGTGTTTTAGTTTTTTTGATATTTTTTGTTTGCTAGGAATACTCATACAATATTCCATAAATCTTTTTGTTGCCAAAGGATATCTGCCTTCCATGCTATACGCCATTCCATATTTGTCATTTCTAATCAGCATATCCTCAGGACATATGGTTACCAGTTCTAAGGCACAAAAACTCTGCAAAGGATCGGCTTCGTTAAACAGGTCAGCAGGATATTGTTTTATAAATTCAGTTACAACATCATCTGCTGAATAAATGTCCTCATTAATTTTTGTAGCTGGTTTTTGCTGTGTCACAAGTATTCTACATATTTCATTCCAAGAATATTTTTTGTTTGCTAATTTTTTTGACAATACTCCATGCCTAGGGTAACCACACATAAGTTCATCGCCAAGATCTCCAGCTAATGTGACTTTGATATCATGATCTTTCATTATTTTATTTGTGTATAAGTTTGCAGGTAATGTTGGAGTACGTATCAACTGCTCTACGCTAGTGACGGATTGGTCCCAGTATGATGCATATATTTCAGGAGTGATATCAATTTCTCGATGATTGTAGCCAAAATCTTTAGCAAGACGCTTGGCCATTTTAGCATCTTCATTATAATCTTCCTCATATGTGTTTGGGTCTGGAGTAAATTTATTAGTAAATGAATTAACCTCTCCAGTAATGTCTAACAATTCTTTTGATATCATACTTGAGTCCATGCCTCCACTCAAAAATAATCCAATTTTTTTATCACCTATACTACAGTTTTTCACACACTGTTTTACAACCTGTTGAAATTCAATTGGATCATATTTGTAGTCGCTTATTGGCTTAATAAATTCACGAAAACTTTTTTTAATTTTTTTATTAGCAATATCATATATTAATGTTTCGCCTGGCAATAACTTTTTAATATTATTAAAAAACGTATTACGTAAAGGATTATTACTCATGTAGTGCCAAATACTATGACTAAGTTTATCAAGTTTGCGAGCATTAGGAACCTTATCTAACAAACCCCGTACTTCACTGCCAAACACCAATCCTTGTTTTGTTTCTGCATAGTATAGAGGTTTTATACCTGCATGGTCTCTGCTTATAATTAATTTATTTTTCTTTGGTTGATAGTAAGCAAAAGCATGCATTGAATCAATTTCAGATATAAACTTTGCACCAAAAGTATCAAGTCCCCATGCTAAAAGTTCTGTGTCACAGCCTGTCATTCCAGTAAATCCAGCAACTTTGAATCTTTCCTTTAGTTCATAATAATTAAATATTTCTCCATTGTACACCAACCAGTTTCCGTTAGGTGTTTTCCAGGGTTGTATGCCAAGTTTAACATTACCCATTATAGATAAAAGATTATGTCCTAGAGTAACTTTATGTTCAGGATCCCACCAAACTTTCTGTGCATCAGGTCCTCTATGTCCACATTGATTGATATAGTTTTGTATAAATGTAGGGTCGTGATCAGTTATTCCGTATATGCCACACATTATAATTTAAGTTTAGTTTTGAATCTTTTGTATACAGTGCCGTCTTTTATCTCCTGTATACTCCACATTTTATATCCTAAATCATTTAGCCATTGTGTTCTATCAGGATATTTTGGACTTTCTATATCATTAAGATTTGTGTTAGCCACGGGGTAACATAGTGCAAGATCAGATGTTACAAAGGTTGGTATTCCACGAACACAACTATCTACACTCGCTGTAGAGTTATGTGTGACCACTGCATGGCAATTCGTAATTGCTTCCTGGAAATGAAATCTATAAAATTTTTTTTCATCTCCAATAAAATGTTTTTTTCCTATTAGTAATTCACAATCCTCAGGAAATTCGTGCTGTCTTTTTGCTATTGCATCAACATGATTAGGGTGTGGACGCACTAGAAACTTCCTATCAGTTGCTGGCCGTAATTTTTCATACACAGACTTGAACCAAGCAATTGGATCTAACTCATTCATACTCCAATTATCACTAGGTTGCAATACAAACAATATTGGATCTTGTTGATTAGATTTACGCCATGGTTCATAACGTACATTAAATTTTTTCTTTAGCATTTCCCAACGATCCGAAGGACTATTGTCAGATAAGAAATTTCCGTCATTCATGGGCGTGTACAGTGCGACTCTAAAATGATGATCTGGAGATGTTGATACGTTACCAAAACTTGACAACACTCCGCCGTCAAAAGTAATGAGAGGTATGTTTTTTTCTCTACATCTGTCTGCAAGCATTCTTCTTCTGCCTTTTGTATGATGCATTTGTTTGTCACCACCATAGCCAAACATAGCTGCCATTGGGGCGGTTGGTTCCATTTCTCCCTCTACAGTTGGCCCAGATCTGTTTTCGTTTACAATAATTGCTTCATCTCCCACTGCTCTAATACCATCTGCTAATTGATATAAAAGTTCGTAACTGTTACCTCGCTTACGATCTTTTACTGTTCTACGGAATATTTCAACTTTCATCACAGTCCTTTCGGAAAAATATTACTTCCATCATTGCTTTCAATCGTTTCCTATTAACATAAAAATTATATTTGTCTTTATGTATTTCACATAACTTTCTAATTTTATCAAACGATTCGTCAAATGATCCTCCTAATCCAAGTTCCATTTCACTTACCCAAAATTTACAGTCAATGTTTTGCAATTCTAACCCTACATCATACCATAAGCCCTCTACGTCAGTCTTCAGAATATCAACATTATTCCAATTTAAATCTGTAAGAATTGTTTGAATATTTTTGCATTCAACTTCAACAAAATTATCAGGATTATCAAATGCACCAGCCAAAGAAAAACTGCCTAGTGCTTGTTCAGGCTTTTTGGCCCCTGGTTCTGTTTTGTAATAAAATTTCATTTTCCCATTGTTTGGAGCATAAGCTAAAGGCATAAATTTTAAATTATTTTTAATTATTTGCTGGTTAAGTAAATTGGCATTAGGTATTTCATTGAATTGTCTGTATCCACCTTTTTCTATAATTTGCTTTATATTTTTAATTGTGTATGGTGTAGGATCATATAATCTTACATCAAGATCTAAGTTGTCAAAACATATTAATTTTTCAAAATTTGCATCACCTCCAACTCCAAAACTAAGAACTTTTTTTGCCTTTTTGACAAAGTTTTCTGGTACATGGTAATTTCTATACACTTTAAACTTTTGCTCTTTGAATAATTCTTTTTCAAATATTCGAATACGTTCAACAATTTCTTTATTTTCTGGTTTTAATCTATCCGCCATTTAGCATTCTCCAAGCAGTACCATTTGCCATTTCTTCCATTGTCCAATTATTATAAGCTAAATTGGAAAATAAAGCAACTCTATCCTCATATTTTGGCGATTCAATTTTTGTAAAATTTGACTCGGCAATTGGCAAAGCCGCTGAATTTTCCGAGTCACAAAAAACAGGCACACCATTTTTAAAACTTTCTACCATCGTGTTACTATTATAACTCACACATGCAAAATATTCTGACCAGTTGATTGGGCCCTTATGATCTGTTGGTTTGTCTACTTTAATTGTAGCACCAACATGATCTTTTGCAACAGTTGGATTGTATGGCTTTTCTCGAATGTCCAATGGTCTATCAGTATGTTTTTTTAGTGTGCTTACAGTGTCTTGTAACCAGGATTCGACACCAAAAAAATTTGCAATAGTATTTGTAGGAGGCAAAATTAAAATTTTTCTACCATTTTTTTTCCATGGCATAATGTCAGTCTTGAAAAATTTTTCATATCTGTCTGGATTAATATTTGTAATTTTATTTTGACAATGTGCATTCTTTGTAATACGTAACCAATGCGGGGCATCATGTGCGTTTGTAAAGTACCCATGATCCATAAAATAAAATTCTTTATTTTCTTTAGCACACCATTTGTAAACTTCTCCTGACCCGGCCAATACGCCATACATAATTAATATTTCTTTTGGCAATGTTTTTAGTTTTCTAAATTCGTAAATTTTATTTTTACCAGGTGCACCACGCACAAATGCATCAACATACCTTTGTGTTCTACTTTTAGTTGTATGAATACCAGCTATCATTTTATTTCTGTTATTTTATACATAGACTTATTACTACGCCTACTATATTCTGCAATAATATTCACACTACGTCTATGCATGCTTGCATTTATTCTTGGCGTTACGCCGTGTATTGCATTTGGAGTTGTGTTTGCAAACATCACAAAAGTATTTTTTTTGTACGGAACTGTAATTTCAACATTGCCTAAATCTTCTTCGTAAATGTGTCTGCCTTTTATCATGTCTACTTTTGTAATATTTTTTTTTGCCTTGTATATTTGAAAGTCTCCACCTGTGGCACTATCATTTTTATAAGGCATGTATAGTAAGCCAGCGTACATTTCTCTAGGATTATCTATGTGAGGTGTACGAGATGTATGTGTAATTGGCTCATGCATTACGGTTTGACAATCTGTCCACACAGTTGTATCTTTACTAGTCCACCCTCTAGGACCTAAAGTAGCATCTTTATCTTTTATAAACCCTTCAAATAGATTGCATACTTCAAAATAAAAATCTTTTGATGTATGATACTCCGTGAATTCTTGCCATATATTACTAACAATGTTAGGCTTCAACATTTCATCGGCTTTTAGTCTATAACAGATTCCGTCATCATATGGTGTAGTAGCTAGCAATTGTTCTGTTGGCCATTCCTTTTCTAATTGATCATATAATTTTTCAGGCAGTGCATTGTTTATAATCACGTGAGGATATGGTTCTAATTGTGGTTTTGGTTTGGACTGTAGGACTGAAAGCATAAGGTACTTAATCTAAATATTTTAATAGTTCAGGAATGTTGATTTCCAAATCAACCATGTCTTTACTTTTTTTGTTTTTGGGTTTAACTTTATTAATTGGTTTTGACTTGGCCAAATAAACTTTATGTTCAAGTCCTAAATGTTCAGATAAAATTGGATAAACTTTTTTATCAATAAATTTTTTATGTTGTAATTCAATAACTTTGGTTCCTGGCTGACACCATAATGTGTTTACAAGTCCGGCTCCGTGTGGCGATAAAATATGTGAAGCTTCTTTAAATATTTGTACTTGCTCGGTCAATGTTAAATTTTCAAGTGTAATTTGCTCCCATCCTTTTAGTGCTAAAAGCAACTGTTGTTGGTTTGTGATATTTCTGTTTTCAGCATCTTTTCTAGTCAAAAATATTTTCCTAGTTTGTTTAGGTTGCCCAGGTACCACAACATTTCCTAAACGTCTAATCCACTTTGGCATATTGGGTGATATTACTCCATCACTATGATTACTTAATGACGGCACGACCAAATGATAAAATCTCCACGTTTCGTCTTTAGGCATTACATAATATTTCAATTCTGGAAAAAATTCTGTAGCTACTTTATCAAAGTATTTGCTTGGATTAGAAAGTATGAAAATAAATTTTGTAAAGTTTGTTGCCCATCTTTTTTCTAACAATCTAAATTTTGATACCACGTCAATCCATATGTGCCATGGATTATTGGCACTGTATTCATCTATTGGAAGCCATACATATTTCCAAGTGTCATCTTGAAACTGTTTAGTGATAGGAGGCATGTTAATTTCAACACTGTCTGCCCAACTGGTAAAAAACTTATGTACTTTTTTTGGTTTATCTCTGTATTTAGATATTAATGGCCAAACATGATTTGTAATCATTTTCCTATCCTCAGTGATCAATACTGGTAAATTTGCTACAGAACAGTTATGAAAATCAGCAACAAATGTTGGTAGACTGGTGAATTTTGTAATTGGATTTAATTTAGAATATTCAACCGTGTAATCAAATGAATGATCGATTATATCCCATTGATGTAAAAAATATTTTATATCAGATATATTTTTAACAGTTTGCATTATTAATAATTATACTATAAAATAGCAATATGATATTATTTTCCAATGGTTGTAGTTTTCTTACTCCTCGCCCAAAAGACAATGTTAATACCTTTGTCACAAAAGAACTATCAGAAAGTTACAATTTAGATTTAGTTAATTTAGCAATGGGAGGCAGAGGTAATACCAGATTAGAGTTTTCAACTAAGGTATGGGTTGAACAAAATGAAAATGAAAAAATATTTGCTGTGATTGGTTGGAGTAACAGTCATAGGCATGATTATGTCACGGATGATGGTTGGAAAGCAGGCAGAATACCAGGCACTGAGCTAACTTGGCGTACATGGAAAACTTTAGACAACTTAAATTTTATCAGTAAACAAAAAGGTTGGAACGTTGAAAATAATGCTGATATGAATTTTTTTAATAATGTTTACAATCTGCAAAATTATTTTAAGATTAAAAATATTCCATATGTAATGTACAACGCTTTACCAAATAATTTTGAAACAGATGTATTGGATTTTAAAATATTAAAACAAAAAATAAACATGGAAAGATTTTTTCAGCCAGATACTAGTCATTATGAATTTGTAATGGAAAAAAATTTTATTGTAAGTGCCGAAGACCCACACCCTTCCGCAGAAGGACATATCACTTGGGCAAATATGTTGAAAGATTTTATTGATGTTAACAATTTACGCTCCATTAAATAATAAAAAATCAAAGGCTTGGGAAGTTTTTGATGGTGTCCAAAAAAGTTGGCCCGAACAGGTTGTAATAAACGATAACAGTTTAGCCACAGAAGCTTTGTCTAACGCAATGTTTTGGGGCTTTGTGAATAATAATTTAGATATGATTAAAACATTAGAAAAACGTAAACATCAATATTGGTATACCGACACTCCTTATTTTGGTAGATTTGATAATAATAATCTTAAACCAAATAATCATTATTGGAGAGTATGTAAAAATAGCATACATGCTGATTTATTGCCTGACTGTAAAAGTGATAGATTTGAAAAATTTAAAATAAGAGTCAAAGCACCAACTTTGAAAGGTGAACATATATTAGTTTGTCCGAGCTCGGCTGGCATACATCAATATCTCGATACTCCAAATTGGACCAACGAAACCGTAGAGCAAATAAAACGTTACACAGATAGACCAATAAGAATAAGACAAAAACCACGTGGGCGTGGCACATCAGGTCCTAGTGAAGCGAAAGTACCTTTGTCAGAAGATTTAAAAAATGCCTGGGCATGTGTGACTAGTTGTAGTATTAGTGCTGTTGAAGCTGTATGCATGGGAATACCTGTTTTCAGCCACCAAAAAAGTTTTGCAAGTCCGATGGGAAATTTACATTTAGCTGATATAGAACAACCTTTTTATCGAGATCCAGAACCATGGTTATATAGTTTAGCGTATCAACAGTTTACTCCAGAAGAAATACGTAATGGACATGCGATAGAAATCCTGCTGGACAAAGGAATACTATAATGAAACTGATACACTATGGATGTTCATTTGCTATGGGCAACGGTATTCCAAATTTTATAAAAGGACTACCTGCCGAAGTTGCACCAAAATTACATTGGAAGACTTCAGCAAAGAGGCAACAAATGCTAGTAAAATATAAAGAAATGCTGAAAAATATTGAAGAGCCAATGTCATGTGGTAAACACATATCTGATATACTTAATTTTTCATATGTGCGTGAAGCCGAGAATGGCATAAGCAATGAAATGATATTTAGAAGATTAATATCTAGTATAGAAAAAAATAGTTTTGTCTTAATAGGACTGACTGGGTATAATCGGAGAGAAGGCCTTACAACAGCAGAAAACAATAGCCACTGGCATACATGGAAGCAAGTTGATCCTGGAGATCCTACTGGCTATAAAGACTTAGCTTTTGATCCATGGGTCAATAAGGAGGGGCATAGAGAATACCAACCTGCTATTGAACAAGAAGGACAAATTAGGACAGTAATGCAGATCATTTACATGCAAGCACTTCTTAAGTCAAATAATATTCCACATCTAATTTTTAATGCTCTTTACAACGGGCTTGACCAACCACTTACTAAAGAATGTAAAAAGTTATTAAAAAAAATAGATCAAAATTATTGTTACAATTTAGAGTCAACGTTTGATAACTGTCAGCATGGATGGTGCTTACAAAAAGGATTGACTGTAAGCGACCTAGATGAACATCCAAATGTACAAGGACAAAAAGCTTGGGGAGATTTATTGTTACCACATGTTAAGAATATTTTAAAAATTCATGGCCATTAAAATAGTAAATCAATTTTATGTACCAGCCAACGATGTCCACGTAAAAGACTGGGAGGCTGGTAAGCCATTTACACAAAATAAATGTTTACAATTATTTGTAAAATATTGTAAAGATAAAAATAAAAAATTTAAAAATATTTTAGATATAGGCGCATGGGTAGGGACTTGGGCAATAGAAATGCAGGATTTTTGCACAAATAAAATTTATGCATATGAACCTGATCCAATTCATTTTGAATGTTTACAAAAAAATATTGGCAGTAACATAATTCCAAAACAAGTGGCAATTGGAGCTAATAATGGACAAGTGTCTCTATCAACTGGTGACTTTACACAAGGAAAAAGAGTTATAGGACAAGGTAATATTGAAATGTTAACCGTCGACAGTCTTAATCTTAAAGACATTGACCTAATAAAAATTGACGTTGAAGGTTATGAGATGGAAGTTCTTAAAGGTGCAATTAAAACCATGAAGCAAGTAAAATATCTAATGATTGAACTAAACAACAATACCAAAAAATACGGAAGCAGTAATAATCAAATTGAAAGGTATCTTAGGAAAAATGGATTTAAGGTTTTACTTAATCATTGGCCAGATAAAGTGTTTGTTAAAAAATAATTTTTAAATAGAAATATGAAAGTTTTTATTACAGGAGTAGCAGGTTTTTTGGGTTCACACCTAGCAGACTTGATGATATCAGAGGGCCATAAAGTGGCTGGTAATGATAATATGATTGGTGGCTATGTAGATAATGTACCACAGGATGTTGAATTTCACCAAGTAGATTGTTGTGATTTGGAGAACATGACCAAAGCAATGGAAGGATGTGATATTGTTTATCACACTGCGGCCACTGCATATGAAGGGCTGTCTGTGTTTTCACCTGTACTTGTCACTAGAAATATATTTGAAGCCTCTGTAACCACTATTACTGCCGCTATAAGAAACAAAGTAAAACGTATTGTGTACTGTTCAAGTATGGCAAGGTATGGACATCATGATGAAATGCCATATAGAGAAGATTACGAATGTCGTCCCCAAGATCCTTATGGTATTGCAAAGAAAGCAGGAGAGGATGTGCTTAAAAATTTATGTGAAACACACGGAGTTGAGTATGTAATTGCAGTCCCTCATAACATTGTTGGACCAAGACAGAAGTATGATGATCCATTTAGGAACGTGATGTCAATAATGTTGAACAGAATGTTACAAGGCAAACAACCAATTATTTACGGAGATGGCGAACAAAAAAGATGCTTTAGTTATATTGACGATTGTCTATATTGTTTAAACGCCCTAGCATTTCAAGATAATGTTGTTGGTGAAGTAATTAATATAGGTCCTGACGAAGAACCAATAACAATTATGGAGTTAGCTGAAGCTTGTGCTAATGAAACAGGTATAAATTTAGATCCTATACATCACAAAAACAGACCCAAAGAAGTTAAACTTGCAGTATGCTCGTCTGACAAAGCTAGGAATTTGTTAGGTTATAGCACAGCAACAAATATGCGACAGTCAGTGAAAAAAACAGCAGAATATATTAGAACTAGAGGCACAAAAAAGTTTCAATATCATTTGCCTTTGGAAATTATAAATGAGCAGACCCCGGATACCTGGAAGAAAAAATTGATATGATATCCTTTTCAGTACCGTCGCGTGGCAGGCCTAAGCTTGCGGCAAGGTTAGTTAATTCTGCAAGATCCACCGCTAATAATGATGTTGAAATATTATTCTATCTCAATAGTGACGATCCAACTTTGCAAGAGTACCAAGATTTATTATCTAGCGAAGATTATGTAATTGGGCCAAATCAATCAACATGCCTCAGTTGGAATCAAATGGCCGATAGGGCTAAACATGATATTGTAATGCTAATGGGTGATGATGTGCAAATACAAACAGCAGGCTGGGATACAATGATAGCTGATCAAATTAACAAATACAAATCAAAAATATTAATGGTTGTGCCAAGTGATGGTAGGAAAAAAGGATCTGGCCAACACGAGATGACAGAACCTTTACTCTGGCATGATGCTCCTTTAGGTGCGGCACATTTTGCAGTTCACAAAAATTGGATTAATACTTTAGGTTATTTGGCACCACCTTTCTTTTGGCACTTTTGGGTTGATGAATACACACAAAAAGTTGCAAGAAAAATAAACAGATGTATGTTTATGCCAAATGTAATTTTTAAAGCAAAAAAAATTTTTGATACTACCGCTACACAGGTTAGGTCAAATTTAAATATTGCCGAGCGTGATAAAGCAACATGGCACAAAGTAAAAGTAAGACATCTTAACTCTGATGTACAATGTCTAAAAAAGTTTATTGAAAACGATTAAGTATTTTTTGATACTGTTCAATTGACATATCCAATTGAACCACTGGACGTTCAAGGATATTATTTTTTTTTGCAATAACTTTATAGTCTTTGAACATAGTAAAGAAAAAAGTATTAGGAGAATATACAATTACTTTATCTTCACATGTAATATAATTTCCTGCGTTTCTATCACCCCTATCTTTGAAAAACCAAAGACAAGTGACATCTTTAGTTTTATCTATTAGATCTAGATCCTTATGGTAAGTCCATGACATGTATGTTTGATCTTTTAAATTTTGCCAGTACTTGTGTTGGAGATTATTTTGGTTTTCATAAAGTTTTTCGTATTCAATTTGGCTAAAAATTGTTTGTGTTCTAAAATATTCAACAGGCTCTTTGTAAAAGTGGTCTTTTTTAACCTTATCCCAAATCATTATGAACTAAAAAGATTAATTAATTCTTTTTTCCAATCGTCACTGTATTCACAATTTCTATAACCATCAAACCAAGGTCCACCCTCTGTATAATGTAAAATTTTTGGAGTGCCGTCATTTGGTTCTTTGTACCAGCCTACAAGCCAATTGTATTCATGTGGTAGCATTCCAATTTCATTATCATCTAACCAACTAAATCTATGTAAAAATTTTGGAGACTCGCTGTTAAGTAAGTCAGGTGTAAGTATTTTGTTTTTAGGATGTTCGCAGTTCCATAATACCATACTACTCCAATTTTTTCTTGGATACACTGTTTGTGTCTGCCCATCCATTTTTGTAGTTTCTTTAGGCGTATAATCATGTTGTACACATACAACCGCTTTGGACGGATCACAGAATCTTATCAAGTCATGACTTGGTATTTTCCAAAGGAAGTCACAATCGCAAAACACTGCCCAACCTTTGAAGTCATTGAGATACGGAACAAAAAATCTTGTAAATGTAAATTCTGTTGATGCTAATTTATCAATAGGGCGTGTGTACAATCCTTGATCCCGCATTTGCTTTTGTTTTAATGGTATTACTTCGGCAGATGGATCTCTTCGCTTTATTGAGTGTTCACATACTTGATATGCAATATCTTCTCTACTATCGTGTCCTACGTAAATCTTCATGTAATAATTCGTGTATTTGTTTCCAATTATTTACACGGATTACATCAGGGTGCTGAAAATCACGGTTGTATGGGTGATCTATAAGAATAGGCCTTACTCCATATTTTAGGCCTGTAAGGGCATTTTTTGGTTTGTCTTCTATAAAATATAAACCTGTGTTATGAAATTCTGCTAACACAGAGTCTTTGTCCGATCCAGTATCAAGTATGTGATAGTTTTTAAAAATATGATCACCAAACAATTCTCCAAGTCTTTTTTTGCGTAGTTCTTGTGCAGGTACGTCGGAAGTTTGTGATGTAATAGGAATAAATGTCCATCCTTCGGCCGCTAGTAATTTGACCCAAGTTTGTGAATCTGGCATTGGACATTGTGTGCCCATCCATGCACTTTTATTGAACTCTCTTATTTCTTTTCTAATTTCTGTTATTGAAAGACCAAACCTGTCTGCCATTTCATATGTGTTTTGTTTGTCTTGTAAAAGTTTGTAAGGATATACCCGTTGCTCTTGGGCATCATAATAATTTCTTTGTAGCATCCATTGAGTAAAATGATATTCCCACTCCAAAAGCACTCCATCTACATCTGTTAAAATGATTCTATCTGATGTCGGCATCTTCCATACCAGCAACTCTTAACTTAACAATATTTGTTATCTGCCATTGTTTTTGGTCTAGACCTTTTGTGATACCTAACCATTGATTTCTTAATAGTGCAAATTCATTTATTATTTTTTCCATATCAACAACGTCCTGTTCACCATCTACATATTTTTCAGCGTCTCTACTAGATAATGCTCTGTTGTAGTTTTCTAAGAATTTTTTAAAAGATTTAGATCTTGTTCTGCGTAATTCAATATTAAGATAATTTAAGATAGCTTCAATCTGTTGCAATTGGTTGAATCTCTGTTCAACTACGCCTGGAAGTGCCGCTGATGCTTTTTCAAGATTGCCGTATATACGTATTTCCTTTTTAGCATTCTGTAGTTCTATGTCAAAATGTGTAATACAATCAGGGATCTTGTCGAGATTTCTACTTACTTCACTGTACCAATTAATTGTCTTCATATCGATCGCTGTAGTCTTCTGTGTCATCATCGTATTCCTCAAAAACTGTGTTTACTGCTTCTTCAAGCTTTGGATCATATTCACCAATTGCTTTGATTTCGTCATGTTCAACACCAATGTCATCTAAACATTTTACAAAATCTATAGCGGCATCTGCCTTTTGTTTTTCAGGGATAAAATGAACAACTGCGTTCCACAAACGTTCAATATCTTCTTGGGTCATTTCTACCATTATTTTTCCTTAGGTTGGTCTATGCTTAATTTATCAAAATCTTTCATAAGCATATCTAATTTATCTCCAACCCAGGCTTTTCTGAACTCAATGTGTTCATTTCCTGCGGAATCAATATATTTTAATCTATTTCCCTGTTGTGTCAGCACACCTTTTTTCTCAAATAAATCAACAAGTCCACTATAAGGATCCATACCTGTGTCATAAGGAATCTTAACTTGTACGCCTTCAAATGGTTTGGCGTATCTTGTTTTCATGACTTTACAAGCGGCTCTTATGCCTCTTACATCTGTGACTTTATTGCCTTTTTCATCTTCTTTTAGTTTTAATTTTTTCATAGCGACAACAATACTCGACGCATAGATAAATCCTTGCCCACCTGATATTTTATCATCTGGATCAAACATATCTTGTGATGCATATGTATGGTTAGTTGCTATCATACCAACGTTCCAAGATCCAAACATGTTTACACAGTTTCTCACAAGTGCTGTCAGTGCCTTTGGTTTACGACCTAGGTCGCCTTTCATTTCACCAGCTTCAAACTGATTAACATCTGTTGGAGTCAGCATCATGCCTAAAGAATCAATTACAAATAGTACCTTTGGAGCACCTTCTTTGTTGTCTGCATGTTGCTCTTTGTAGCCTTTCATGAATTCGCTTACAGTTTTTGCCACATCATCTACCATAGACATACTAAGTTTTAAAAGTTTGTCTTCTGATGTGTCTACTTTGAGTGCTTGTAACCATTGCTCATCTAGTGCATTTTCTGTATCAATTAATATTACAAATATGCCTTGTTCTTGTGCGTTTTTAATTATGTTTCCAGATGCTATGTAACTTTTGCCTGCACCCGACTCACCGGCAAGCACAGTGACTTTGCCTAACGGAATACCTTTACGAAAATCACCAGTCATCAAATAGTTTAATGCATAGTTGCCTGTTGATATCCAGTCTGTAGGATCATTGAATCCTATACCTAATCCTTGGATAGATTTTGTAATACTCTTTCTAAATTTAGTTGCGTCAAATACTTTTGTCATAATATCCTTTATTATAATACACAAGGCCTTAACTGTCAATAATTAAGGCCTTGGTAAATGTCAGATTTATTTTGCTTGTCTTGATCTTATCAATTTCAAAATATCTTCTGCTCTTTTAGCACTATCCGTAGTTGGTTGTGCAGGAGCAGTAGTGTCTGCTGTTGGTTGTTCTGCCACTGGGCTTGCTTCAGCTTGCGGCGTAGACTCTACGACCTTTGCTGGCTGTTGTGCTTGTGGTATGTTTACTTGACTAGCACTTACTCCTGCTGGTCTAAAGTATTGTCCATATTTTTCCAGATCATACGCCTCACCATCTACAGACTTTTCAAATAATTCTTTAATTATTTTTACTTCTGCATCAGTTGGCTCTTTAGGTCTAAAGTCACCAAGATTGTGTAAACCAAATTTTTCAACAGCACTTCTTTCTGCTTCGTCAAGTGCTCTTTCTCTTCTTGACCATTTTGATGTTGAATAATCAGCATATCCACCTTTAGTGGTTTTGTTAATTCTAAAATCAACACCTCTTACACTGTCAGTTGGCAATTCTTCCATTTCTGGATCCAATAATGCCGCTCTAATAATGTTAAAGATTTGAGGACCAATTATGAATCTTCTGATTGGATTCTCTGGTGTTGTATCCTCTGCTAATGGATTTGTTACAACAAAACCTTGGAATATATAACTTTTCTTTTTCCAATATTTTCTGCCCATGTCTTCCATGCTTTTGTCTTTGAACCATGGTCTAACTTCAGTTAGCACTGGACATGTTTTGCCATACATTTCCATACAAGGAACTTGTACTTGTACTGGTCTTGAATCTGTTTGACCTTTTATACCTGCAAATGGTAGTTTGATCATGTTTCTTTCAGTCCAGAAAAATGTATTGTTTGTATCCTTATCTGGTAAGAATCTAACGACTGCTTCTGAGCCTTCAGATATATTCCAGTGTGGATAAATGGCGTTGTCTCCGCCTGTTGATGAAGTTGAGCGATTAACTTCTTGTGATTTTAACTTCGCTCTTATTTCAGCCAATGTAGCCATAATGTAAGCCTCCTATTTGTGCCTATGTTTGTTTTGCCTAAATGTATATTAGACATATAGTACATAATATACAACTATATTTATCTAATGTCTACTACTATTATTGGTAAAATGAAAGTGCTTTTATTCTGTCTAATTCTGGATTAGATTCAGCTTCTTGCTTGTCTTCTGGACGTCTTAGTTTCTTAAAATTTTTAGAAAGATATTGCATTGCTGTTTTTGCGTCACCAGTTTTGAACACAGATTTGCCATCTTTATCTAAAACATCGTGCACCATTTTGCCATCATCACCTTTATACATTGACACATAAGGTTTTATGTCTTCAAAAGTTAGGCCTTCTAGTTGATTCTCCGTTTTGTCTGTGTATCTTTTATCACCAGCTTGCATTCTTTGAAACGCAGGAGTATTAAGGTCTTTGTCTGCTTTAGAAACTGACATTGGTTTCATTGTTGCTAGATAACCTTCTTGATCACCATAAACTTTTTTGAATGTTTCTGGATCATGATCTGCTAATTTTTTCATTACAAACTCTCTTGGTGAAGTGTCTTGCTTGTAAAGATATTTCCCAAATTCATCAAGATCGCCTGCATCCAGTAAGTCTGCGGATTTTTTGAATACTTCAGCATCCATTGACTCTGGATCATCCATACCTGCTTTACGAATCATTCTTGATGCAAGTGTAGATCCTTTATCTTCTTCAACTTTGTCAATATTTTCAACCCATGATTCAAATTGTTCTGTTTCTTTTGCTTTGCCTTTAATATCCTTTTTAGGATTATAATCTGCAGGATCCATTCTTATTTCATCAGCAAAGCCAGGATCTTTTTGCATTTTCTTGTAGTCATCAATATACCTTTTGGCAAGTTGAATTGCAATTTTTTTATTTTTAATGTAGTCCGGTGTTGGTTTGAAAGCGGCAGACTTTTCTTGGTCCAGTCCATCTGCTACTCTAGATGCAAAGTTAGCTATTCGATCCTCTTCGCCTGATTTAGTTAACATTCTTTCTGCTATGTCAGACATAATTGAACTTAACATTGTGTTTTTGTCTTTGAATTTTGTAACTGTCAAAAGTTTATCTGCTGATGCATCTTTACGTAGTACTAATTTGTTGTCTGGATCTGTTAAGAAACTTGTGACAATACCACCGTGGTCAACCGGTGGTTCAATTGGTGCATCAATTGGTTCATCACCTGGTTCAAGTTCGTTCACTTGATCTTCTTCTTTAGGTGCCTCTAGTTCGCTCATAATTTTGTGTATGATTGGTAATGCTTCTTCTACTCTTGAATCTAAGT